AAAATAGCAGGTGCTGAAATCGTACTTGCTTGTCAACGATATTTAGATGACCTAAAAAGAGAGGACATAGAACTAAGACCAAACGAACCTGATTTAGCTATCAACATCATTCAAAATATTATCGTTCATCAGCAAGGCGAAGATTTAAACGGTTATCCTTTGCAAGGGAAACCTCTTATGTTAGAGCCGTGGCAGATGTTTATTATTTATAACCTACTAGGTTTTTACTATGTAGGAACTAATAAAACACGATATAAGGAAGCCTTTATAGAGGTAGCCAGAAAAAATGGAAAATCGTCAATGGTGGCAGCATTAGCCTTTGCCGTTTCCGTTTTACGTAGGCACTCAGGAAGTAAGACTTATGTTGTGGCAAGTGCTTTAAAACAAACATTAGAGTGCTTTAGATTTTTGACATTTTCCTTGCACTACAAGGGTTTAGACAAAGATATGAATATCAGAGATAACTCTTTTGAACATTCTATCAAATATGACTTTGGCAAGAATGACGGTTCAATGGAAATCATCGCAATGCCAACTAACCCTGATGTGCAAGATTCATTCAACTGTAATTTCGTTATTGCTGATGAAATCGCAAGTTATAAGAAACCTGCACAATATAATCGTTTCAAAGAAGCGACAGCAGCTTATGAGAACGCTTTGGTTGTTGGAATAACAACGGCAGGTGATAACGCAAACGGCTTTGGACACGCACATCAAGAATACTGCATTAAAGTAGTTAAAGGTGTAGTTAAAGATGACAGTATGTTTGTTTTCGTTGCAAGAGCCGACCAAGACGAAAAGGGAAATGTAGATTATACAAACCCTATACAACACCAAAAAGCAAATCTTAACTATGGTGTGACTATACGTCCTGAGGAGATATTACAAGCAAGTTTACAAGCACAAAATGATCCAATCAAACGTAAGGACTTCTTATCAAGACGTTTGAATATCTACACTTCATCTATGAACGCATACTTTGACATAGAGAAGTTTAGACAAAGTGATAGACAGTATAATTGGACGTTAGATGAACTTGCCAAACTAGATATAAGTTGGTTTGGTGGTGCTGATTTATCACGAACATATGACCTAACGGCTGCTTGTTTATATGGAAACTATAAGGGTGTGGATATTTGTATAACTCATGGTTTTTTCCCTATAACGGAAGCCGTTGAAAAGAGTGAAAAAGACAACATTCCTTTATTCGGTTGGATGGATGAGGGATGGCTGACAATGTGTAATTCACCTACTGTTAATTTCAACGATGTTGTTAATTGGTTTGTTGAAATGCGAAAGAAAGGCTTTAAGATACGTGAGGTTGCTCACGACCCTAAATTCGCAGGTGAAGAATATATCCCATTAATGGAAAGAGCAGGTTTTAGAATTAAACCTCAAATGCAATATTTCTATCTAAAATCGCAAGGCTTTAGGCATATTGAAAAAGCAGCTTTAGATGGAAATTTTTATTATCTACATTCTGATGCGTATGAGTATTGCGTATCAAACGTACACGCAGTTGAAAAGGTTGATGATGCCGTTCAGTATGACAAAATCAACCAAAACCAAAGAATAGATTTATTTGATGCAAGTGTATTCGCTTGTATTAAATATTCGGAAGCGAAAACCAAAATGGAAACCTTAAAAGGTTTTTTTGGGTGAGGTGATAAATGAAAAAAAGAAAAAATATACAAAGGAGAGATAGCACTAATCAAAGCCAACCAAGTATTGGCTATGTGCTAGGTAGTGACTTTGAGAACTTATGCACAAGTGAATACACCTCTTTAGACAAGAACCCTGAAATTGTCACGGCTTGTAAGAGGATAGCCGAGTTAATCGGTTCAATGACTATTCACTTGATGGAAAACACCAAGAATGGTGACAAGAGAATCATAAACGAACTATCTAGGAAAATTGACATTGATCCTATCTCTACAATGACACGTTCACATTGGATGCAATCAATCGTAATGAATATGCTTTTATACGGCAAAGGAAACTCAATCGTAGTACCTCATACCTATAACGGCATTATTCAATCATTAGAGCCTATTGCAGCAAGTAGAGTTAATCTAATGCCTAAGAATGGCTCATATCGTTATTACAACGTTATGATAGATGGCTCAAAGAGAATGTCACCTGATGATGTCCTACATTTCACATATAACCCTGACAAGATTTATTTGTGGAAAGGACAAGGAATTTTAGCAGTAATCAAAGATGTTGCTAACAACCTCAAACAAGCAAGAGAAACCGAAAAAGGTTTTATGGAATCTAAATGGAAACCAAGTTTGATTGTTAAGGTTGATGCGATGATTGATGAAATGTCTAGTCCTGAACAAAGACAAAAGATATTAGATGATTACGTTAAGGCTAGTCAAATAGGTCAACCATGGCTAATACCGGGTGAACAATTCCAAGTAGAACAAGTAAAACCATTATCATTAAGCGATTTAGCAATAAACTCTACTGTTGAATTAGACAAGAGAACAGTAGCCGCTATTTTAGGTGTGCCACCTTACATATTAGGTGTTGGTGCATTTAATCGTGATGAATGGAATAGTTTTATCAATACTACTATCAAATCTATTGTGCGTGGCATTGAACAAGAAATGACACGTAAATTGATACTTAACCCTAAATGGTATCTCAAGTTAAACTTCTTATCATTACTAGATTACGATTTAAAGACTATCGCTAGTGTTTACACGGCATACGGAGATCGTGGTTGGGTAAATGGCAACGAAGCAAGAGATAGATTAGGAATGAGTCCTGTTGATGGCTTAGAGGAATACAAGATACTTGAGAACTATTTGCCTTGGGATCAAAGCGGACTTCAAAAGAAAGTATCAGGAAATGACTAGAGGAGAAAAGATATGGAACGAAGATATTTAGAATTACACAACATTGAAACAAGAAGTGATGAGAATGGAGAAAACCTTTATTTAGAAGGTTTTTTTGTTCGTTATGATGATATTTACAACGTATGGGATGGTGTTACCGAGAGCATCAAAAAAGGTGCGTTTGAAAATTCAATTCATGGCGACATTCGAGCACTTTATAACCATAACACCGATATTGTCCTAGGCAGAACAAGTGCAGGAACATTTGAAGTCGAGGATAGAGAACAAGGTTTATGGGGAAGAATTAAACTCAACAAAAGGGACACGGAAGCAGTCAATGTTTACGAACGTGTTGCTAGAGGAGATGTGAGTGGTTGCAGTATTGGGTTTGAAATCAAGAGTGAAGAACGTACCGTTTCCGAGGACGGACACGTTCATTACACAATAACCGAAATCGAGCCTTTATACGAGTGCACAATTACCCCGTTTCCTGCGTACGAAGCAACACATATCGAAGCAAGACACAACAATGAGGAAATCATTAAGAAACGTGCCTTAGAAGAGTGGAAACTTCAAATGAAAACAAGATTAAAAGGAGAATGACAATGGCATTAAGAGTTTTAATGGCAAAAAAGAAACTCGATGAAGCTAAGAAAGAATTAGAAAATCAGCGTTCAAAAATGGCTGATTTTTTAGTTAGGGAAGCAGACCTTGAAAAAGCAATCGAGGAAGCATCAACTGATGAAGAAAAAGCAGTTGTCGAGGAAGAAGTAAACAAGTTTGAAACTGAAAAAGCCGATGCAGAAGCAAAAGAAAAATCACTAGGCGAAGAAGTAGAAAAACTTGAAGGCGAATTAGCCGAAATTGAAAAGGAACAGGAAACACCTGAGCCTGAACAAGAAGAAAAACATGATGAGCCAAAAGAGGCAAAAGTAGAAAGAGGTATGAAAACATCTATGAACAAGAGAGATTTATTCGCAAACATGAGTGTCGAAGAAAGAACTGCTTTCTTTGAAAATGACAGTGTTAAAAATTGGTTAGGAAATATCCGTTCAGCAAAAAGGGAAGAAAGAGCAATCAACAACGTTGGTTTAACAATTCCTGAAATCGTATTACCACTATTAAGACAAAACATTTCTAATTGGTCTAAATTATATGACCGTGTAATGCTTAAATACGTTTCAGGTGAAGCAAGACAAAATATCCTTGGCGATATTCCAGAGGCTATTTGGGTAGAATGTTGTGCCAACCTTAACGAATTAACAATGACTTTCAATGATTGGTCTGTTGATTGTTTCAAAGTTGGTGGTT